ACAGAAGAATCATTGGTTTATCTAAAAACGTATAGTATAGACTAAATGCAATATATAAAGGGGGGAGTTTTTACTCCCTCCTTTTATAATAAAATATTTAGAAAGAAAAAATGAGCTTAATAGACAGCATTAAAAAACACGAAGGTTATGTAGGTATAGTTTATAAAGATAGTTTAGGTATAGATACTATAGGCTACGGATTTGCCATAAAAGATTTAGAATTAGATAGAGATATATGCGACATTATTCTTGAACGTAAATTACACAATTTAGAAGATAGTGTTAATTTTAAGTTTAGTTGGTTTATGTATATGCCACAAGAGATCAAAGATGTTGTTTTAGAGATGTGTTATCAGTTAGGTGTAAATGGTTTTTCTAAGTTTAAGAAAACTATTTCTTATTTACAGGACAGACAGTTTGAAGAAGCATCAGTAGAGATGCTAGATAGCCTTTGGGCGAAACAGACACCTAACAGAGCAAAAGAATTAAGCGATAGGGTAAAAGAGGTGGATTTTGGACATTGACAGTATAAAAGTTGGTACGCTTGGGTTAAGTGGATATTTTGTAAAGTGTATTGATTTATTTGGTCCAGTAATAGAAATGGGATATATGGTAGTGCTTATCGCATATTTTTTATATCGTATAAAACAAATAAAAAGTGAGATAAAATAGATGGATAGAGGCGTAGTTAAAAGAGTAATTGTAACGCCTGACAAACACTTTCCTCTACACGACCAACCAGCCATAAACTGCCTTAAAAAAGCTATAGAGATAGTTAAGCCTGATGCGTATGTAGATATAGGTGATGTTGGGGAATGGCACGCATTTAGTGCTTGGAGATTTAAAAGAAAAAAAGCTCCACCATTAGAATACCTTATAGAAGATTTCGAACAAGATGTAAAAGATGTTAATGCTGGTATGGATCAGATTGATGAGGTTCTTGACAAAGTTAATTGTCACGAGAGATACATCACAGAAGGTAACCACGATAACTGGTTAAACTTTGCTGTAGAAAAGTATCCTTACATACCTCAGTATAAATTTGCTAATGCAGTTAATCTAAAGGATAGAGGATATAAATATATTCCCTTTGGAAAACACTTAAAATTAGGTAAATTATACCTATATCACGGACACCATTATGGAGGGCAATATCATACTTCCAACCATTTGCGTAAACTTGGTTGTAATATTATGTATGGACATTGGCACGAACTCCAGCAAATGTCTGTTACCCATAAAGACGGACCTAGGTCTGCTTGGAGTATCGGATGTTTAAAAGATATGAGTGACGAAGCAAACTCTTGGCTTGGTGGTAGACCGATTAACTGGGCGCACGCATTTGCAATAGTAGATTTTTTTAAAGGTGGACTATTTACAGTTCACATAATACAGATAATAAATGGCAGAACTTCATTATGGGGTGAGCTAATAGATGGAAACAAAAAATGATTAAAGTCTTATTAGCTAGATGGATAGCCAAAAAAGGTGGAGTTTCTGTATTGTTAATGATTGGTGATTTGATAGTCAAAACAACTAAATCAAAAAAAGACGATGAGTTGTGGAGTAAAATAAGACCAATAATAAAAAAGTATAAATAGGAGAAACAATATGTTAGATTTTTTAATGAGTAATTCAGGATTGTTAATGGGTGGTACTGGTGGTGGAATAGCACTATATATCCTCAAAAAGGTGCCAAATAAAGAGATTTGTGGTTGGGTTGAGTCAATATGCTACTCAGCAGGTAAAGTTATGACTTTAGGGTTATCTAAGTGGAAATTTACAAAAGGTATATGGAATAAGACTATAGAGCCTTGGTTTGTAGATCTACTAGATAACTTTGTAGGTTCAGCTGTAAGAGGATTCATTAAGGGGTTACGAGTAGATTAATGCCTTATAAAAAGACAAAAGATGGTAGTTTAGTTAATGAAGTCACTTTAGGTGATGGCTATCCTTTGTCTAATGATAAACAACCTTTGAAAGTTGGTGGGGAAGCATCTATAATAAATGTTTCCTCGCCTACACCTGATGGTAGTGTTGATGGCGAAGTAGAAGTTAAAGGTAAACTAAAAGCCAAAGACACAGTAATACAAGGTGATTTAAAAGTATTTTCAGATAGTGATACAAATCCACAATTTAGATTTCAATCTAAACAAGGTGTAAATTGTCAAGTAGATGTAGCAACTGCTGCTAACACAAGAGCAAGTTTAAAATTATCAAATAGTCAAGGCATCTTTGAATTAAGACGTGATCCAAGCACTACCTCACTAAAATTTACAGATGGTACTAATACACCTTTAATACTTGATGGTGATAATGTAGAGTTCACTAATCTTACTGATGGTTCTATAACAATAGATAGTTTTGTAGATGAAGATAATATGTCGTCAAACTCGGCAACAAAAGTGCCTACACAGCAATCAGTAAAAGCCTATGTAGATAACGAAGTAGCAGGATTAGTAGATTCTGCACCTGCTGCTTTAGACACACTTAATGAACTTGCTGCTGCACTTAATGATGATGCAAGTTTTTCTACTACAATTACTAATAGTTTAGCATTAAAAGCACCATTAGCAGCACCTGCATTTACAGGTAATGCAACATTTGATTCTACTACATTAGCAATAGATTCTTCTAATAATAGAGTAGGTATAGGTACTACAAGTCCTTCAGAAATGTTGCACTTACAAGGCACAGGCGATGTTAAGATTTTATTAGAAGCAGATACTGATAATGCTACTGAAACTGATAATCCTGAAATAATATTTTCACAAGATGGTGGTGCAGTAACAGGTATAGCAGCACTTACCTCTAACAATACTTTTTGGTTAGCAAATACCTTTGACGATACTACAGGTGCTTTAAAATTAGGCACGAGAAATACTGCAAGAATGACTATTGAAGGCGATGGTAATGTAGGTATAGGTACAACAAGTCCTGATGTTGCTTTAGAAATAAATGGTGGTGCAGGAACAGATTTAGACCCATTATTAAGAATTAATAAAGATGTAGATGGAGATGGTTCGGCAACAGGTATATTAATTGGTGCAGTTGCAGCAGGATATTCTAAATCAGGTATATTTTTTGAAAACAAAGGAATTGGTAATGGTAAAGGTAATTTATACTTTTGTAACGACAATACAGGAGATACCTCAGATGCTACTATAGCAGATGCAAGAATGACTATTACAAATACAGGCAATGTTGGTATAGGTACTACAAGTCCTTCAGTTAAGTTAGATGTAGAAGAATCTTCAGTATCGGCTCTTATAGATATACATCAATCTGCTTCAAGTACAGGCACAGATTCAGGGATTAGATTTCAAAAAAATAGTAACTTAAAAGGTACTGTAGGTTATAATGCAGGTACTGATACAGTAAACTTAAATTATGGTGCGTTTGACAATACTCATCTTAATATAGATAGTAGTGGTAAAGTAGGTATAGGTACTGCAAGTCCTTCAGAAATGTTACACTTAAAAGGTGCAGGTGATGTTAAGATTTTATTAGAAGCCGATACTGATAATACTACTGAAACTGATAATCCTGAAATAATGTTTTCACAAGATGGTGGTGGTGTTACAGGTTCAATAGGATTTACTGATGTTAATGATTTGCGAATAACAAATGCTTATAATCACGATGATGGCGATATACATTTACAAACAAGAAGCACTACAAGAATGTCTGTTTTAGGAAATGGTAATGTAGGTATTGGTACTGGAAGTGCTTCAACATTATTACATATACATAAAGAAATGTCTAATAATGCTGATAATAGTTTAATGACTATACAAGGCGATTTGGCTTCAGGCGATTTAGGTACTGAAAAAGTATTAATAGATTTTACTATGACTGATGCTAATGCAAATAACTATCCACAAGTTAAAATAGGTGCAGCAGTAGGTAAAAATTCAGATGCTAACTCTTTAAGCAAAGAAGGTAGTGGAGCATTTGTTGTATATACAAGTGCAGGTACATCTGATGTTGATGGAGAAGATAATACAGCAGAAAGAATGAGAGTAGATTATCAAGGCAATGTTGGAATAGGTACTACAAGTCCACAATCGGCTTTACACGTTGAAGAAGGCGATATAAGAATTGATACTGCTCAAAATGGTACACAAGCATTAAGATTTAGTGATAGAAATGGTACAGAAGGACAATTACAAT